GATGATTACTTGGTAATTCTCAGGCGAGTATTCGGTGAGAATGGCTGGGTTTGTGGTCTTCGCTACTAAGACCCGTGTCAAGCGATGGTAGATGAAGTACATCTTAGTTATCCTCCATTGGAATTACACCGATAAAGTAGTTATCTGCTGACCATTTGTTACCGTTGTAGGTAGCAGCAGCAAACACTACAGTAGTTCCTACACGACTATGCAGCTTATTGTAGATAGTATCCACGGTAAGTGCTGGATTACCTAACACATTCTGTGCTGTTTTAAGAACACAGGTACGCATACGACCATCAGAACAGATAGCTCGAACACGGTCTACTTCTTTGTAAACAGCTTCAATAGTTACCGGATCCGAGTAACTGTTAGCGATATTAGCTAATGTGCGGATTGCCTTGGCGTTGTTCAGGGTGAGTGTTGTCATTTTAGTCTCCTTAGTAATGACGGTTTAGAGCAAGATCGCTCTCCAAGAACCTCAATAGAGGCTCATGGGCAGAGATCTTAGTTATCCCAGTTAGCATCGTCCTCTAGGTAGCGTTGCTCTCTACGTTGTTGCACACTCTCGTATGCTCCAGGAGCAGGACGGAAGTCCACAAGCTCACCAAGCTCATCCGCAACGATGTTACACTCGGTGGCAACCAACTCTGCGTCAGCTTCAGACAAGCCCGAAGCGTACAGCTCATCCTCACGACCATTGGCACAAGACCACACACACCAGTTTTTGTTTGTCATTTTAGTCTCCTTAGTAATGACGTTGTAGAGCACAGCGCTCTTGGATAACCTCAACGAGGTCACCCAGCAATGCTGTAGGCTAAAGGCTCTCAAGAGCAAGCATAGACACGAAGGACATCAACCCACCACAGACGAGGAGCAACAAGCACTCCACAGGCGGGAACATGAACAACGCACCAAGGAAAGCAAGCCCAATGAAGAGCAAGCCAAGAACGCCAAAGAAGCGAAAAAGCAAAGACATAACAATCTCCAGAAAACAGAGCAACAGCGCTCTCGGAAGACCCCACAAGGGGCCAACCGGCAGAGCTGTCAAGCACCAAAGTACTCGTTAGCACGCTCTAGGGTCCACATCTCTTCACCCCGGACACCAACACCAAGCAGGCAATAGCGCTCGCCATCGTGGTACACACCGACAACACGGTCCGAAGCAGGAACCGACTCAGGCTCAACACCAACAAACCACGAGTCAGGCGAGTACCCGAACGCAGCACAGAACCGAACAGACGACCCAACACGAGCCGACAGACGGGAGAACACGAGGTCCACCGAGACCGAACGACCCAGCGCACGAGACGCAAAGGAAGGACGACAGACACGGACACGCCCGTCAGAGCAGACCACGGAGACCGAGTCCACACCAGACACCGAAACCGCCACAACCGACACGGGAGCAGACCACCGAGCACGAGGCACAGAAGCCAGCAACGAAGGCCGAGGCGCAGCAGGAGCGGCGAGAGGAGAGGAAGAACCGAGGACGGGCAAAGAGGAAACAAAAGAAGCAAAGGACACAACGAACTCCAGAAGCCACAGGGAAGAAGAAGCGCGGGACCGCAGGGCAAGACGGCAACGCACAGGAAGGCAACCCACCAGAACGGGGGGACACCGAAACAGGAAGGGGCGAACCCAAACCAACACCCTGATTCTTTGACACACAGAGAGAGGTACCCGCCAAATATTCCCCCACAAACCTCCCCCAATAAAAAGCAGGGGTATACCAAAAACCTAATACAAAATATTACCTTTATAAATGTAATAGGAGTTATTAGTCGGTTCCTAATAGGAAATATATATTTTATATAAAAGTGCGGTCGCAGCTGCGCCCACATAGGACATAAGTAATGAATAATAAAGAGAAGCTAGAAGCGCTGAGAGAACTCAAGAGAAGAGAAAAGCTAGCTGAATATAAAGATGACTTTGAGTTATTTGCTAAAGAACAAGTGAAGATATTACCTAAAGATTCTTCGCAGGGCTTTCAGCCATTTATGTTTAATAGTGCTCAGAGTATTGTTAATGAACAGATTGAGAAACAGTTGAAAGAAACTGGTAGAGTTAGAGCGATTATATTGAAGGCACGGCAGATGGGTTTAAGTACCTATGCTACTGGTAGAGTCTTCTGGAAGAGTTATTTTAATGCCTATAACAAGTCAGTTGTTATGGCTCATGATACAGCTACCTCGGATGCTTTGTTTAGCATGTCGAGGAATACTATCGATAATATGCCTGAGCAGTTTAAACCTAAGTTCAAAAAGTCTAATGCTAAGGAGATCATGTTTGAACACAACGATTCAGGTTACAGATTATATACAGCAGGCTCGCCGGAGGCAGGCCGAGGAACTACACCGACTATTGCGCATCTTTCTGAGGTGGCTTTCTGGACTCACGATGAGAAAATTCTCGCGGGTATGTTCCAAGGTATTTCACAAGCTAAAGGTACAGAAGTAATTCTAGAGAGTACTGCTAATGGAGTAGGGAATGCCTTTCATAGATTATGGCAGGGTGCCGTTAAAGGAGAGAATGAGTATATTCCTATTTTTGTTCCTTGGTTTCTTATGGAAGAATACCGTAGAGAAGCCCCAGAGGACTTTGAAAGAACCGATAAAGAAGAGATATTAGTTACTAGGTTTAAGTTAGATGATGATCAACTTTACTGGAGGAGACTAAAGATAGCTGAAGGTGGTGAGGATAAGTTCCGTCAGGAGTATCCTGCTACAGCTGATGAAGCATTTATTGTTTCAGGGGCTAACGTATTTAATATTGAGAAGTTAGCTGCTCTAGTACCTCAACCTATATTAGCTTCTAAGGAGTTTAACTTCGAGTCTAATATGATGGAGGATAAGGATAGAGGATCAATAGAGATCTTTAAGTATCCTATGTTTGGAGACTCCTTTACTATTGGTGCTGATGTATCTTTAGGAGTAGGTAAAGATTCTTCTGCTGCAGTTGTTATGAATGCAGATAGAGAAGTATGTGCTGTATACAGAAACAATATGATAGATCCCTCTAAGTTTGGTGATCTTTTGTTTTACTTAGGTAGGTACTATAATAATGCTCTTTTAGCTGTAGAGTCTAACTCTATGGGTATTGCTACATTAAATAGGCTTACACAGATGCAGTACGTTAATATGTACTACCAGACTAAGTTAGCTAATGTATCTAAAGAGGAAGGTAATAGGATTGGATGGAGGACTACCTCAGCATCTAAACCTGCTATTATTGGATTCTTAAAGAATGCTATTGATAATGAAGATATCTGGATTCCTTCTAGACTAGTTATTGGGGAGCTAATGAATTATGTGGCAGATGACTCAGGAAAAACTAATGCTATCGTTGGTCATAATGACGATACTGTTATTGCTCTAGCTATTGCCCTTGAAGTTATTAGAACACATGGCGATAGATTAAAGAATAACAACGTTCCCTTCACACAGAAGATGGGTAACTTTCAACAAATAGAGACCAACTGGTTATAAAGAGGAGAACTCCTATGTCAAGCAAAAAAGGATTATACGATAATATCCATGCTAAACGTAAACGTATAGCTGAAGGTTCTAAGGAACAAATGCGTAAACCTGGAACTAAGGGTGCTCCAACCGCTAAAAGTTTTAAAGAGTCTAAAAAGACTGCTAAGAAGGGGTAAGTAATATGTCTGAAAAAGATTCTAGATTAAAAAGAGCTGGTGTATCTGGCTACAATAAACCTAAAAGAACCCCTAGCCATCCTACTAAGAGTCATGTTGTTGTTGCCAAGAGTGGTGACACAGTAAAGACAATTAGATTTGGTGAGCAAGGTACTTCTGGATCTCCTAAGAGTTCAGGAGAGTCAGACTCAGATAGAAAGCGTAGAGAGTCCTTTAAGGCACGACACGCTAAGAATATTGCTAAAGGTCCCTTATCAGCAGCATATTGGGCTGACAAAGTTAAATGGTGAATATATGGCACAAATGAATGTACCCCTAACGGGTAAAGAAAAAGAACAATTTAAGAGCGCACTTAAGCAACAGAGTGTTCCTAAACTTTTTGATTCTAAAGACGCAAAGATTAAAACGAATAAAGAGAAGTCTCTTCCTATTCGAGGACAGGGATAAATAATAGTCCCTTGTGTCCTACCTGTTGGTCACTAGCAGTTGGACGAAACTAGTGACACCTAATAAATATAAGCCGTTGTAGGCTTGATTGAATGAATGACCATGAAAGGTTTACAATGGCTACTAATACTATCGGATATAAAGAATCCGTTGACGATGAAGAACTAAAGTCGATGATTGAACAGGGTATCATGAACTCTGTTGGTGACTTTCTTAATAGTTCTGATTTGGCTAGAGAAAGGCAAAAGTCTACATACGAATATGGTATGATGCCTTTTGCACACTTAACTCCTCAAGGGGTATCTCAAATTGTTTCTTCAGATACTGTAGAAGCAGTTGAGGGTTATACAGCTATTTTAGCTGAGTTAATGTTTAATAATAATAAGCTAGCTAGGTTTATTCCTGCTGGTACAAAGCCCACAGATTTTCATAACGCTAAGGTTGCTTCTGAGCTAGTTAACTATACTATCTTTAAACAGAACTCTGGCTGGGAAATCCTAAATACATGGGTTAAATCTTCTTTGTTATGGAAGAACAGTATTGTTCGTTGGGATTTTGTTGAAGATTACGAATATACTTTTGAAGAATATGATTCAATTAGTCAAGAGAATTTAGATATTCTTTTGTCTGACACTGACACCGAAATTATCGGTACCCTAAAGTACGATCAAGAACTAGGTACTGATGAAGAAGGAAATGCTGTATACAATATGGTATACAAAGATGTTCGCCTTAAGAAGCAACATGATAAAACAAGAATCAAGATCGAGAACGTTCACCCTGAAGCGTTCCGTATTACTAGGGACGCTAAGTCTTTGGATGATGCTGGTTTTGTAGGTATTCAGATCGATATGACTCGTTCTGAGATCAGAAAGTTTTACCCCGATATTGCAGAGAACATTGACTGGGACGATATTGGAGACGGTAGCACTGATTGGGCTACCAAGTACACCGAAGAGCAAGCAGCTCGGAAACGCCTAGCAGGTGAAGAGTACTGGATTGGGGGTAATTCAAATGAACTTTTTCCAACAGAGGCTAATAGACAGGTAACTGTTATTGAATGTTGGTTAAGAGTTGACCGTGATGGTGATGGTATTGCAGAATTAAAACACATTATTATTGCTGGTGGAACAATCCTTCTTGAAGAAGATTGTGACTATGTACCATTAGCTACGCTGTGCCCATTCGAAATTCCTCATGAATTTTTTGGTTTGTCTGTAGCAGACATGATTCGTCCTTCTACATTAGCAACTACCGCTATTATGCGGGGCTTTGTAGAGAACGTATACCTAACTAACTATGCACCTAAGTTAGCAGATCCTAACGTAGTAGACTTTTCTGCGCTTCAAAACATGAAGCCTAAACAGATTGTGGCTACTAACGGGAATCCTAACGGTGCTGTAGCATCTATGACACCTGATACTATCAGTACAGGTACTGTACCTCTTTTAGAAATGTTGCAGGTACATAAGGAGCAAGCTACAGGCTTGTCAAAAGCGGCTCAAGGCCTCAATGACACTCTTTATGTTTCCGGCAACTCCGAAGAAAAGATGCAGAGAGCTATGTCAGCAGCTCAGGTACGTATCCAATTTATGGCACGTAGATTTGCTGAGACAGGCTTTAAGCGTCTAGTAGAAGGTGTATACAAGACACTTCGCACTAAGCTTCGGGGTAAGGAAGTAAAGTTCTTTGATCAAAACGATATGTTTAAGTCAGTTGACCCAGGTATGTTACCTGACAATATGTTGATGTATGTTGATATTGATGTTGGTGAAAACAGCAATAATAATATTATTAAGAAGATGAGTATGGTTGGTCAACAATTAATCCCTGCACTTCAACAGGCTGGCGCTGGTTCAGTAGTAGCACCTGAAGCTGCCGCTAAGATTGCTTGTAAGACTCTAGAGGCTATGGATCTTGATCCACTGGACTTCTTGATTGATTACACAGACCCTAAGTTCTTAGAACAAGCTGTTCAGGCTCGTCAACAAGAGCAACAAGCAGGCGACGCCGCTCGTAAGCTTGAAGAGAAGATTAAAGAGTTGGATGCTATCCAGAGAGAAGCTACGGTTGAACTTACTAAAGTACAATCTAGAAATGCTATGCAGGATAACACCAAACAACTTATGGTTGCTCTCGATAAGAGCTATCAAGAGTGGGCAAAGCTTTCTATGCAAGCTGCTGAGAAGGGTGTTAATCTTGATCCGCATCCAGGTGGAGAAGCTCTGTTAGTAATCGCTAAGAAAATAATTGAGGCTGACCTTGCTAAGGGTGATGAACAAGCACCTGCTCAAGAAGCAGATCCTATGACTCAACAGCAACAACCAATGATGTAATGACAACACTCACCCCTCTGCCTTAAGGTACGGGTGGGTATATTAAAGTAAATAAATGAATCAATATAAAGAAGGCTTTCAGAAGAGAACAAAGCCTAGAATGAATCATGAGACTGGAGAATATAAGGTAGAACCTTTCCGTGATGCTCAATCAGCATTAGGTAAATCCCAGTTTGCAAATAAAGAACGTGAAGAGTTCTTTGGTGAAGCATACTCAGAGATCTTAGCTGATCTTTTTGTTACTTGGCTAAAGACAGAGCCTCATTGCAATAAAGAGCGTGAGTACCTATACCATACTGCTATGGCATTAGGTAGCGTAAAAGAGAAGTTAATCGGCATCGAGATGTACGGTAACAATATGCAGTATATTAACAAATCCCAAGAAGGGGAAGAAGACAATAATGAGTAATTATGACTTAGCAAAGACTGTGCTAGAGAGAGCACAGGAAGAAATCATCCGCGAGTTAGCTTTATGTGGGCAGAACGGTGGAGTAGGGCGTGCGCAAAATTATGCACCAATCCTTGTTACATTAAACAATGCAATTGGTGTGGTAGAGTCTTTTAAGAAAAAAGACCCTAAAGAATTTGTAGAACGCATGGCTAAAGCAAAGGCTACTAAAGCCGCTAAAGCCGAATAATTGGACACAAAGGTAAAATAATTATGAACCTAGAACAACTCTCTACCAACACTCCTGCCTCGGAAATTTCGAGCAAGAGTTTCGATGACGGAAGTAATAGTGCAGACTTGGAAGCAAAGAGTCTTGATGACATTCTTCGTAACTCACCAGCAGCAGACCTGCTAGGGTTACCTGAACAAGAAGAATCTCTACCAGAAGAAGATGACAGCGTCCCGAGTCCAGAAGATTCATCGGAAGAAGAAGAAGAAGTCCCGGAAGAGACCGATGATGATGCTGAAAATGACCTAGATGAAGAGGAAGAATCAAAAGATTCTGAGGAAGAGAATGCAGATGAGGATGATACGTCTACCCAAGATGCTGACTTACCGACTGAAGATGATATTGATTGGGAATATAAGGTACCTGTAACCGTTGACGGTAACACAGAGTACGTTACCTTAGAAGAAATCCGTAAGGGCTATTCTACTGATAAACATCTATCTCAAAAAGGGCGCGAACTTGGCGAACTGAGAAAACAGATTGAACAAGAAAAGACAGAAAAACTTAAAGAAGTTATTGAATTAGGGCAGATAATCCAACAGGAATTAACTGCCACTGAAACATCTCTTGCCGAAGAGTATCACAAACTAAGTAAGGACATTGAACAAGCTCGTGATGAGGGTGACTCATATTCAGCTCGTGAACTTAAAGAACAACGTGAAGCGGTGCAAGAGAAGTACTGGAAATCTCGTAATAAACGAGAAGAACAAGCAAAGGCAATTGCCTCTCAATTCGAAGCTCAAGTAGAGAATGAACGACAAGAGTTACTGAAGTCATATAACGAACGTATTGTTACGCTAGTTCCTGACTATTCAGAAAAAGTCGCTAAGTCTATTAGAGAATTCGCAATTCAAGAGGGTATCTCGGAAGACCTACTAGGGTCTATCTATGATCCACAAATTGTTAAGTTCATCAATGATTACCGTAAGTTAAAAACAGCTAAAGATACTGGTGCAGTTAAACGTAAAGCAGCTCCTATGGTGAAGTCGGTACCCTCTAAGAAGGGAACTCCGAAGGCACAAAAAGAGAAGCAAGCAGCTACCGCATCTAGATCTAAAGTACTGTCTGGCGAAGGTTCAAGACAAGACGAATTAGATTTTCTAAAACGTATTTCCTCAGTGAGCAAGAAACTTTGATTTAAAATTCTCACTATAAGGAGTCATTAAAATGGCTGGCAATAATTTTGCAACAGGCGGTCCTAAGGCCGCAGCACGTAGCGCATCTGCTACAGGTAATTCCGTAAACGCTGGCGAGCGTGAAGACCTCGCTAATTTTATTTCTATGATTAGCCGTGACGAGACACCATTCATGTCCTCAATCGGCAAGACCAAGGCTACCGCAGTTTTCCACGAATGGCAAACTGACGAGCTGGCTGCTCCCGCATCTTCTGCAGTTGCTGAAGGCGTATCTTACGCTACCCAGAACTCTGCACAAGGTGCCGAGCCTTTCCGTACCCGTCTGGGTAACTACACGCAGATCAACTCTAAGACCGTTACGGTTACTGGTACCAAGCGTGCCGTTGATCAAGCTGGTGTTGCTGACGAGTATGCGTATCAGCTGAAGAAGCGTGGTACCGAACTGCGTCGTGACGTTGAGTTCGACATGGTTAACAGCTGGAACAGCTCTAACGGTTCAGGCGTCCGTAAAATGGGCGGCTATCAGGCATGGATTAACGATGCATCTACTGCATTGAACGTGCTTGCTACCCCTGGCGAATATACCGCTCCTACTAATGCCGGTGCTGGTATTGCAGGTACCTTTGCAACCGTTACTGACGCTGACAAGGTAAGCTTGCAGTTGTCACACATCGATACCGTGATGCAAGCCATCTACGAAAACGGTGGTAAGGCTACTAAGCTAATGGTCTCTCCCGCTAACCGTCGTGTATTCTCTGCTAAGGCACAGGCTGCAGGTTCATCTAGCTCTAACGCTGGTGACGGTAACGTTCGTCGTAACATCGATGCTGACGGTAAGCTCCGTCAGTCAGTTGAAGTCTATATGTCTGACTTTGGCGACATCATGGTTGTTCCTAACTATGTCATGGGTATTGCCAATACGACAATCTCTGGCTTGGACGACGCTGCTAACTTCTCAGCATTTGTGTACGATCCTTCATGGTTCAGCTACGCATCACTGCGTCCCATGCAAGAAGTTGACCTTGGTCAGCTGGGTGATTCTATCATCGGTCAAATTGTTGAAGAAGGTACAATCGAGTGCCGTAATCCTAAGGGTTGCGGTTTGATCTTCGGTTTGTCTGGTCAGTAATTAACCTATAAAGGGGTGAGGGCAACCTTGCCCCTTTTAAATTAGAGGAAGAAAATGCAATATATTAAAATTACACAGACTAACGGTACAGCAACTTACTATCCTGGTAATACTTCTTCTGTTACAATTTCTGCACCAACAGTAAATGGCAATGTTGTAGTTAACAGAGGTAGAATTACCTCAGTATCTTATGAAAAGATTGTTGGTACTTCACAAACATATGTAACAGATACTGTAGCAGCATACAACGGTGCCAACGCACTATATGAGTTTGGTCAATTAGGCCATGATGGTATCTTTACGGTAGCACACTCTAACTAAGGAAAATTATGATTAAAGCTATGAAGGTTACCCTTCCAAATAATAGCTCCAGCATTATTGCGTTTCAGCACATTTATGAAGTAAAAGTATCTGCAGCGGGTCTAATTACGGAGTTTACGTATGATTTACATGGCAACAACCATACAACGGTTACAGTTGCGGAGTATGATGGAACTAATAATAAATATGAAATAGGTTTGTTAACTGACGGTTATATTTTCAGCGCATATGTAGCAAACTATAAGACAAAATAATAAAGAGGACACATGGGCTTTCTATCACAAGATAATAATAAAAGTAGCTTTAAAGTAGCTACTGATGAAAAAGATTTTAAACTAGAACAAGACGTTCAAGCATACAAAGACTATGCTGCACAACAACGGGAATTAGATTCTGCTGCAAGTGGTAGTAGAACATACAGATCCTTTGCGATCATTCCTGATATTGTTGCTATCGATATCCTAACTAAATACGGCATTGATGTACACTCTCCAGACTTTATGAGTGATCCTGTCAGTATGAGAAAATTAAAACAGATTATTGATAGCGAATATCCAGCACTTAAAACAAGTAATGTAAGATCGCTATAAGGAGAATTAAATATGGCAACACCTAAATATGACGCTCTAGTGGCGAAGGTAAGAGATTGGAGTAATAAACCTGAAGTAAATACTATCCCAGACAGCGTCATCCAGGATTGCCTAAGATATTCTGCTGATGAATCATACAGACTCCTTCGCATACCTCCGTTGGAAGAGATAGTAACCTACACTATTACCGCTGCAGATAATCAAGGGGAAGAGAATAGCGCACTAGCATATACTAGCTTTGCAATACCCGAAGACTTAACTCAATTTATCTACATTAGAACATTAGATAGCGCTACCAATCAAACTAAAGTATTTAACGAAATAACAGACAAAAGAACCTTCTTTGATCCATATGCTGAGACATATAGTAGCTATCGTTGGATGTGGCAGGAAAATAATATTAATATTAGACCTCAGTTAAGTGTAGGTGACGTTGTAGAGATTCATTACTACAAAAGATTACCAGCACTCTATGCTGTATACAATGTGGTACCTTTAAATTATTTGATTGATTTGTCAGATGCAAATCAACCTTACTTAGATTTAGTAGTTAGCGGGGGTACTAACCTTTACTTTTCAACTTCAGCAGGGGTTACTAAGGCCTTTACCACACTAGCAGAAGCTACCAATTATGACCCCACTGTAACAACTAAAATGTATACAGGTAAAGAAGTTTCTAACTGGTTAAGAGATCAAAATGAAAGACTAGTTATTTGGGGTGCATTATATAACCTAGGTGCCTACTTATTTGATGATACTATGGAAAAGCGTTATCAAGTTAAGTTTATGAATAATATAGAATCTCTGAATAGAGAAGAAAAATGGAGACGTAGCCTTGGTGGTAACGTTCAAACTAACGTTAATACCAACGGATTGATCTAAGGAGGTAATATGGCTTATAATCAACGGCCTGGAGTAACAGGTACTATTGCTGGTGGAGGTCAATACGACGATTTAGATACAGTAAACTCTTTACAATATGATAATGTTGCAGCTACTAAAGCTGCGGAGGCTGCTGCCAGTGCTGCTGCTGCCAGTGTTAGTGAATCTAATGCCGCAAGTTCTGCAAGTAGCGCTGAAACATCTGCAAATAACGCTGCAACCTCAGAGACTAATGCTGCGACTTCTGAGTCTAATGCAGCCACTTCTGAATCTGCTGCAGCTGTTTCCGAGGCAAATGCACTCCTTTACTCAAATAACGCATCTACGTCAGCAACAAATTCTGCAACATCTGCCTCTGAAGCTGCTACTAGTGAAACTAATGCGGCTAACAGTGCTTCTGTTGCTGCTACTTCTGCCGCTAACTCTGCTAGTAGTGCATCAGCATCCGCTACATCAGCGGCTAACTCTGAAGCATCAGCTACGGCAAGTGCTAACAGTGCCTCTGCCTCCGCAACATCTGCTAGTCAAGCCTCTATTTCTGAATCTAATGCTTTAGCAAGTGCTACGGCTGCTGCTCTCTCAGAATCTAATGCGGCTACCTCAGAAACTAATGCTGCAACTTCCGAAACAAATGCTGCCACTAGCGAAACAAATGCTGCAGCAAGCGCTGCAACGGCAACTAATCAAGCGTCTAATGCTGCAACAAGCGCATCAAACGCTTCTGCTAGCGAGTTAGCTGCTCAAACTGCACAGGCTGCTGCAGAGGCTGCTCAGGTTGCTGCTGAAACAATCTATGATGCCTTTGATGATAGATACTTAGGTAGTAGGGCGGTAGCCCCAACATTAGATAATGATGGAAACCCTTTAGCAGACGGTGCTATTTACTTTAACACTACTTACAATACACTTTGGGTGTATGACTTAGGTAATACTACTTGGTTAGAGATTCCTCAGTTAACTATTGCATCACTAACTGATGTAACACTCTCTTCAGTCACTACTGGTGAATTGTTGGTATGGACAGGTACTGAGTGGATTAATAAAACACTAGAAGAAGCAGGTATTGTTGTTGATGGTGATATAGGCGTTACTGTACAGCCTTATAATTCAAATACAGTTATTGATAGTGCTTATGTACACACAGATAGCAATTATACACTAGCAGAAAAGAATCTAGTAGCCTCTGCTATACAGCCAGGGGATAATGTATCTACCTTAACTAATGATGTAGGGTATTTAACAAGTTATACAGAGACAGATCCTGTTTATACAGCATCATCTTGGTATACTACTACAAATAATTCTATTAATTGGGATAGTGCTTATACCACAACACAAGGTTTAGGCACAGCGTCAACTAATAATACAGAAGATTTTGATCCAGCAGGTACTGCTGTAGCTTTGTCTATTGCTTTAGGATAAGGAAAATAAATGGCAAACACTTTTAAAAGTTACCCAGTTAAAGACGTAGGCACTACAGCATCCACGGTTTATACCTGTCCTGCTAGTACTCAAACGACCTTAATTGGTTTATCCGTAGCTAATACTACTACGGGAAATATTACAACTGACGCATACATTACGCGTAGTGCAGTAAATTATTATTTGATTAAGGGTGCCATTGTACCAGTAGGTGGTGCATTGGTTATTGTAGGTGGTGATCAGAAGGTAGTGTTACAGCCGAGTGACGAACTTAAGGTTGTCAACAGTGCAGATACTTCTGGTGACGTTATGGCATCGCTATTGGAGATTTCATGAGTTATATTGGAGGTTCAGGCGGTATTGTACCCGTCTCATTCTCTACTACAAATTCTCAGTCATTTAATGGCGATGGGTCTACGGTAGCTTTTACGCTGAACCGTCCTGTGGCTAACGTAAAGGATATTGAGGTTGTAGTAAATAACGTACAACAGTCACCTTATGATTCTTCATATACGGTATCAGACAACACTTTAACATTTTCATCTGCACCCTCAACAGGCACAGGTAACATTTACATAACTTACCGTGATTTTCCTATTGGTAGTTTAACAGACCCTAATGCTTACACAAAGTCTCAGACGGATGCGTTGATTGCTGGAGTAGACTTGACCAGTCGGGTTGCCAAGACCGGCGATACGATGACGGGGGCTTTAAGTGTTACGAACTCTAGCTCTACTACCCCCACTGGTTACTTTCAAAATACATCAGGTTCTGGAGATTCGCCAGCTTTGATTGTTCGTGGTGGGGCGAATAACACTAACACCGTGGGCACTTTTGAGGTGCAGTCTTACGGGGGAAATAAACATCTAAAGGTAGACGGCAACGGTCGTGTCACGATGCCGTATCAGCCGTTATTTCAAGGTTATTTTAATTCCATTTTTGAAGTTGCATCAGGTTCGTCTACAAAAATAACGTCAAGTATTGGTGTTAATTATAATGTAGGTGGGCATTGGTCGAACTATCGATTTACTTGTCCGGTTTCAGGCGTATACGAAGTACACGCTGGCTTTATGAAACGAACAGGTACAACTCAAGCTATTCATTTGGATGTATCAATTAACGGGCAAGGCGGTAACGCACTCCGAAGACTTAGGTCATGGGAGGGTACTGGATATTTTTATCTTAGTAACACTTGGTTAGTTAATCTTTCTGCAAATGATTACATTGAATTTTTTGCGTATGCAGGTTCTACTGGTCAAGAAATTTATTCAGAACACAGTAGTCTCTACATTAAATTAATAGGGTAAAACATGACAACATACACAATCACATTATCAGACGCAGAAGACAAAGCTCTGCACGTAGTAGCAATGTCCGCACAGGACTGGATCGATAACGCCGTTCACGAGCGTTGCCGTATTGCTATTGAAGAAATCGTAGCTGCAGAGGTTCAGCGTAAGCTCGCAGCAGGTGAATCTATTACAGGTTCAAAAGAAGACATTGTAATCGCTGCTAATATTGAGTCAGCTGCAGAACGTCAAGCAAGAATGGAAGCAGAGCAGGCAGCATTGTTAGCGCAACAAGGAGCCTAATATGGCACTAAGTAAAATCGGTTCCGAGGGTCTTGATACCCTGTCGGGGGACCTGATCGTTAATACCAGCATTGGTATGGGCGACCGTGTTATGTATGACGGAGACAGTAGTGGAACCGTCAAGCATTTTGCAATGCCCAAGACAACCTCTAGACTTTCTTGGGGAACTCCGGGAAGTGATAACTATAGGTTAAATCTGTCAGGCGGTGGTGCGCTTTTGTTTGGCGTTGATGGTGACAGCGAATATTTTGCAGTTGAGACGCATCAATCAGGTGTCGGTCATAATGAAAAATTTAGAATTGATTCATTTGGTCGTGTCACGATGCCGTATCAGCCAGCTTTTCATTGTAATTACACAAACGGGGCTTACAACGTCAATAGCACAATTGTTATTTTTCCGGAAGCAAGCCTCAATCGTGGAAATCACTACAACACCTCTACAGGTAGGTTTACTGCCCCAGTTAGCGGCGCTTACCACTTTTGGTGTGCCCTAATGGTTTCCAGTTCTGGAAATACCCCTGATTTTAGATGGTTTAAAAACGGCGTTAGTACAGGCGTTGCTGGGTATGTGTCTGGTTCTTTTGGTGGCGGTAGTTGGTTAAAAGCACATAGCAGTATTTCTATTTATCTTAACGTTAATGACACAATAGAAGTCCGCACAGTATCTAACGTAAATATGCACATTGATATCGCCGCAAATAACCACAACCAACTTGGTGGCTTTTTATTAGGCTAACTGAAAGACTCACTTCGTTCACAAGGAAAATTTATGACAACATACACAATTACTTTGTCAACAAGTTAATTTAAAGGATAAACAATGGCATATATAGGTGTACCACCATTTGGAAAGACTGTAAGAACAGTAACAGAGATCACAGCAACAGCTGGACAAACAACATTCAGTCCTACTGGTGGTTATCCTCTCGGTTATGTTGACGTTTATCTTAATGGTGTAATATTAAACAACAGTGACTTTACAGCTGTTGATGGAGCCTCAGTAGTATTGCAGTCAGCTGCAACTGAGGGAGATGAATTTAAGTCTGTTTCTTATTGGCCAGTATCATTAGCTAATACTTATTTAAAAGCAGAAATAGATAATCTATTATTAGGTACTGGTGGTGGAGCTACTGGTGGCGGTAATGATGAAGTATTCGTAGAGAATGATCAGGTAGTGACTACCGATTATACGATTACAGCAGGTAAAAACGCATCTACTGCTGGGCCAATTACAATTGACTCAGGCGTGACGGTTACAGTACCCACTGGCTCACGTTGGGTAATCATCTAAGGAACAGATATGGCTATTATTTTAGACGGGACTATAGGCATCACAGCGCCCGACATTACGTCAGCGGCGGGTTTGGATGCCAGTGACATTAACGATAACGCAATCACTGCGGCAAAACTACACACGACAGCGGTAACTGACAAACTTGGTTACACGCCTGCAAACCTATCCGGAGACACATTTACTGGTGCAACTTATTTGCATAGTCTTAACGTTTCTGGGGGTTCACAGCGACGAATCAGAACGTATGAGCACGTATATCAGCATCCTCAGAACACAGGGATTAACCTGATCTACAACTCAAGTGCGTACACTGACGTACATTTTATGCTTACGTTAGAGGGGTTTCACAGTGGGCGAAGCTACCAAATGTGGCAAGGAGTCTTCGGAGGGTATGGAGGACAATTTATTACCATTGGTGGAGGCGGTGGGTTCACCCTACAAAATGCAACCTTAGACACTGGACGTGCGTATTTACGAATTTCTGCTGGGGGATTGACACAAACCTCAACAAACTATGTAGCAATGACTATATTTGGGGATGCTGGTATAACTATTGTAAATGGGAGTCTGTACTGATGAAACATCCTAACGACACCAACGAACTTTTAGCAACTGACGGAGTACCTTTTACGCCCGAGCAACGGTTTGCCCATTTTGACTTTCTTACTTGGAAATATAAAGTTGATCGTGTCCAAGAATACCCCCCAATCGGAGATCAATTAGACGCTTTATTCAAAGCTGGTGTATTCCCTGATGACATGGCGGCGGCTATTCAGGCAGTCAAAGATAAATATCCGAAAGGAACAGCATGAGTAATATAGCAATCAAAGGCGCTACGACAGGCACAGGGGTTTTTACCCTTGAGTCTCCAGCGACCAATACCGACCGAACATTGGTGTTGCCTGATGAGGCGGGGACGGTGTTGACGAGTGCTGGAGTGCCAGCGTCTGCGATGCCAGCGGGTAGTGTGATTCAGGTTGTAGAGCAAAGAAGCTCAACCGATGTGTCAACAACTTCAGGAAGCCCACAGACAATTGTTTCGGCATCCATTACACCAAGTTCAGCAAGTAATAAAATTGTTATTTATGCGGTTGTTGGAGAACCTGACCAAGGTGATGGGCGGATTCTAACTAGGGTTTTTAGGAACACTACATCAACAGAAGTATTCCGTATAACCAGTGAAGTTGGTCGAGGTTTGCCATCAGGGACAGAAATTCATTTACCCAATCTTGTCTCATTTGGTAGTGATTTACCAAACACCACCTCAGCAACTACATATTTCATTGGGATTAACTCACAAACTGGTGGCGCTGTTAGAGTTGGTAACGGAGCCGACCATGTTTTAATTCTAATGGAGATTGCAGGATGAACTTAACTGAAGCAATTTTTAAACTAAACCCATCGGTTGTAACCATCCGTGGTGACGTTGCCTACGATGCCAACGAGCAAGTGGTGTCCTATGACCTTGCCGCCGCTGAAGCCTTGGTAGCCGCTAACGCTTACAAAGAACAACGTGCATCCGCATATCCAAGCATCGCTGACCAGCTAGACACAATCTACCACTCCGGCATTGACGCTTGGAAGGCTCAGATTGCCGCAGTGAAACAGGAGTATCCAAAGCCATGAGCAGTATTAGCGTAAACACAATTACAGATGCCTCTGGCGGCACGACCACAAGCATCAACGGCTACACCCCTACCGTGTCTAACATGGCTGGCAGGAACCGCATCATCAACGGTGCGATGGTAATTGACCAGAGGAACGCTGGAGCGAGTGTGACTCCGTCTGGTGGTAATTACACATTAGACAGGTGGATGTTTGAATTGTCCCAAACATCAAAACTTACTGTCCAACAAAATGCCGCATCAGTCACGCCCCCTGCTGGATTTTCTAATTACATGGGCATCACAAGTTCGTCATCGTATTCATCAACTGCAACAGATTACTTTTGGGTAAATCAAAGAATTGAAGGTTTTAATACCGCAGACTTGGCATGGGGAACTGCTAATGCTTCTGCTGTAACTTTGTCGTTTTGGGTTCGTAGTTCTTTGACTGGGACATTTAGTGGTGCTCTATCAAACTCATCACAAAGTCGTTCTTACCCATTTCCATTTGTAATTAACTCTGCAAATACATGGGAAAAGAAAGAAATTACTGTTGCTGGAGACACAACTGGAACTTGGGCAACTGATAATAGTGCAGGTATTAAACTGCATATAAATTTAGGAACTGGTTCAAATCGTCAAGGTGCTGCTAATACATGGGCCGCAACTGACTATCGTGGTGGAGTAACGGGTTCTGTTAGTTTAGTCGGCACAAGCGGAGCCACCTTATACATCACAGGCGTACAGCTAGAAGCCGGAAGCGTAGCGACACCTTTTGAGCATCGGCAGTATGGGCAGGAGTTGGCGCTGTGTCAGCGGTATTTCCAAAATGCAAAGTACGGTATTAATGCAGTGGCTTTTGGAGTTTCAAACTCTTATAGTGGTGGAGACAGGGTATTTTTGTGTGGTGGTTCAGAGTTCAAAGTAGATATGAGGACACAACCAACTATAACTCTTTATTCTGCACAAACAAGAACCCTTGGGCAAGTCTCTGGGTATTCTTCAGGCACAAATTATGTGGTGAGTTCTATATCAAGCCCAGATAACAGACGTATTGGGTTGTATCTTCAGTTAGCTAGTTCTCCGCCTGTTTTCGATACCTTATCTTTCTATTTTGATGCTAGTGCGGAGCTTTAATCATGTACAAACTATTACCAAACGATTCGCTCACAAGTATGGCGGCTACATCAGTCAAACGCCTGTCCGACAACGCCTTCATCCCCTTCGACCCCGCCAACACAGACTACCAAGAGTATTTGAAGTGGCTGGCTGAAGGGAATACACCAGAACCAGCAGAGGAGATATTATGAGTAACGCAAGAAACCTTGCCCGTCTTATTGTTGACTCAGGCGGTGACTTAGACGCAGGGAACTTAGGTAACGCACCTAACCCAATTAACGCTGGAACCATTGCTTACCTAGGTATGTCCACGGCTCCAACAGGCTGGCTAAAAGCTAACGGTGCGGCACTAGCAGAAGCCGCTTACCCTGAGTTGTATGCCGCAATTGGCTCACAATTTAATATTGGGGGAGAACCTGCTGGGACGTTCAGGCTTCCTGACTTGCGTGGCGAGTTTCCACGGGGTTGGGATGATGGGCGTGGTGCAGATAGTGGGCGTGGTTTTGGGTCGGCTCAAAGTGACGCAACACAGCGTGTTACAGGTGCAATAGGGATGTCCCACGCTTCTGGAATGGGGGGCGCTAATGAGTGGACACCGAGTGGAACTAATGCGTTTTACGGCGTAAATGGGGGAAACCCGTGGCGTGACCAAATTGAAAGTTTTGGTGGTACAAACACCAGAAACGTAGCTTTCGATAATTCACGGTCAGTCAGGACTTCTTCCGAGGAAAGACCTCGAAACGTAGCCTTACTTGCTTGCATCAAATACTAAGGAGCAACAATGAAACAAGTAATTCAATTAGATGCTCAAGGGTATTTTGTAGGCACAACAACGGCTGATGAGTCTCCACTTGAGCAAGGTGTATATCTGATGCCAGCAGATACTATTGATGTAGATGCTCCTACTATTCCTGATGGGTATAAAGCCAAGTGGAATAACGGTTGGGTGTTTGAAGCTATCCCAGAGCCTACATTACAGCCTGAAACAGACCCAAAAGCAGACTGGACTTACGTTGAATACCGTATGTCTGAATATCCTAAAATGTCCGACTACCTAGACGGTATTGTAAAGGGTGACCAAGCGCAGATTGATGCGTACATTGCGGCTTGCCAAGCGGTTAAAGCTAAGTATCCAAAGGGGTGATGAATGGAAGAAGTTACCCACAAAGAAATATATGACAGGTTAGTAGCAGTAGAATCAAAAGTAGATAAACTTAACGAAGAGACAACGGAAGTTGTTAAAGCATTTAGTGCTGCTCAGGGTGCCTTCACGGTACTAGAGTGGATTGCTAAAGCAGCTAAACCTATCCTTTGGATTGCTGGCGTTATCACTGCCTTTTCATTTCTAATATCAGAGTATAAAAAATAAAGAATGGAGAATAAATATGCTTGCTGAACTTGCAATAGCCAATGCTGCCTTTGGTGTTATTAAAGAAACTGTAGCTAATGGCGGCGACATCATGGCTGCAGGTCAGCACATTTTTAAATTTTTCGATTCTAAATCAGAGCTTTCAAAGAAGGCTAACAAATCAGGATCAGACTCAGAGGCTTTCTTTGCTCTTGAACAAATTAAACAGCATGAAAAAGCTTTACAAGAACTATTTATTTATCAAGGACGGGCTGGTCTTTGGGATGACTGGTTAGCCTTTCAAGCAGAAGCTAAACGTAAACGTGACGCAGAAGCTAGACAAATTGCGCTTGCTAAAATTAAGCGTAAGGAACTTATTTGGTCTTGGATTAATGGTGCATTAATTATTATATCTGTATTAACAGGTGTTATACTTATTGCAGGACTTATCTGGTTAATCGTAACTAAAGGAAATATATAATGCTCCCTTTAATTG